ATAGACTGGGTGACTTCTCTTGACAAGAGGTAACTGTAAACGAATAGACAACGGATTAAAATCAGAAAACTGATAATTCCGATGCCGATTAAAAAGTGTCGCACAATGTAGATAAGACGGTACAAAAGGAAAGGAAGATCGCAAAAATGGAATAACTCCAAAATGCGGAATATACTTAGGCTTCCTAGCCTTAGCGTACTTCTTTTTCGAATGCAAAGGTAATACGGGGGGTTTAACAATATCTCTCTTCGAATGTTCAACACGAGTAGCATGAAGCTCCTCGAGTATAGCATCCGTATGATCAACATCATCACGGAGTGCAAGGTAGGGATTATTAATCCCTAACTTCCACTGGGTTGTTTCCACACTAAGTTGGCCGAGAAATCTCTCATTCTCGACTATGGTAGTGGGGATACGGGCGGTGCGTTTCCTGTGAAGGACAACGCGAGGGGAATGAAACGGGATCTCACCATGATCATCGTTTCGCCCAACACCAAAAACAGCAGATGTATTGGGCAAAACAGCATGGTAATCCCAGTCACCTTGATTCACATATTGTAAACCACATGGCGACACAGTTTCAGCACTGCGCTCATCGGGGACATTAACGGGGGGCTGGGAACTCTTCTCAGAGTTGGGTACGGGGGTTTCGGTAAGGATCGGGAAAGAGTCAGAAAGGAAAGAGGGAAACATGGGGTTAACAAAGACGTTTTTTAACTTAAAAAACATCCAGGAAAAAAGGAAAACGGGGGAGGCCCGAAGCTGCTAACTTAAATATTGATATCGCTGCGCAATGTAGAGAGTTAGACATTCTCTACATTACGCAGCGGGTGGTAAATTACCACCATTAACAAAAGACACTAGGTCTACTGGCATTGTACGTATGCGCCAGGTAACATGGGACTGAAAAACAGTCTTTAAATGAATAATATACAAATATTTTTATGTTTATTTTTAAAATATACGCAATTGTATAAAATGTATTTTGAGTCTTTATTAACGCAACTCATCTGCGGTGTCAAAAGGACACAAAGGATAAAAGAGGGATTAAAGTGTGATCACACACTATAAAACCACTGCAGGAGGGGGAGAAAAATTCTCCAAATTTTACGTTGCTTCACTACGAAGCACTCGTCACGGATTCCCTAACACAAGTTAGGTATACCGTCGTTCTGATGTTTATAGCCACTGCAGGCTACAACCACTCAGGTTTTAGTAAAACTCCGAACAAACAATATATCGA